CACGAGCACGCAAGCCCCGACCCAGCGCACGAATGCCGAAAGAAAAACATCCAGGATTGCGCTGACAGGGGCCACACACACGCTCGAACAGACCAACAACGGTCCCGAGCCCACAAACACCCCCCAACACCCCCCTCCCCCCGCCCTACAGAAGCGCGGAGAGTTGCTGTGATTCTTCCTGCGTACGGGTCTGGGGTTTTTAGCTTCACGCCTGGGGCGTCCCGAAACGGGTAGCTCCTTTTACCCGAAACGGGAGCCCCGATGACTGCGACACCGAATGACACTCTTGAGTTTAGCGTTTCCGCTGATGACATCGATGAGGCTGCTCAGTTCGCTGTTTCGCAGTTGCAGGGGTGGACGGTTGAGCGGTCTGCTCGCGGTTTCACGGCCCCGGTTTTGTCGGGTGAGTCTTTCGAACTGGTCGATGGTGTGTGGACGCGCGTGTTCAAGTTCCAGGCAGAGTTTCTGCAGGTGGTGTCCTGATGGCTGGCGTTGGTCCGCCGCCGAAAGATCCATCGAAGCGTGCTCGCCGCAATAAGGATGTTGTGAATCTCCGCATTGTGGAGGTTCAGCCGGTTGAGCAGCCGGAGTTGCCGATCTTTTCGGTGATGGTGACTGTCGATGACGTTTTGGTCACTCAGGAGTTTGAGTGGCCGGCGATGACGCTGGATTGGTGGCGGATGCTTGCTCAGCACCCTTTGGTGCATGAGTTCATCGAGACTGATTGGGCTTATCTGATGGAGACTGCGCGTCTTCATGCTGAGTTTTGGATGGGCAAACTATCGCTGGCGTCGGAGCTCCGGTTGCGTGAGGCGAAGTACGGGTTCACGCCGGAGGATCGGGCACGTTTGCGTATTCAGTTCGCTCAGGCGACTGATGCTGAGGTGTCGACGGCTTCGAAGGTTGCTTCTGCTCGTTCTCGGTTTGGTCGTCTGCATTTGCCGGATGAATTGGAAGCCTGATGCCGTGGCGTCCTCTTGATGGTGAGTTGTTTCCCACTTTGGGGTATCACGTTGCCGATCAGATGGCCGAATTTCTTGACTATGTAGTCACTCGTGAGCAGCTTGAGTTCCTGGTTCGCTTTCACGAGATCGATCCGCGGTCGTGCACGCGCGTGAAGCGTCGTGCGGTCATCCAGCGGGCTCGAGGCTGGGGGAAGTCGCCGTTTCTGGCCGCGAATGGCATCAGCGAGGCGATGTTCGAGGTTGTTCCGGCTGGTTGGGATGCTGAAGGGCAGCCTGTTGCGCGCCCGTGGATCGATTACAAGGACGTCATCAACGTTCCGGTCACGGCTACGTCTGAAGACCAGGTGCGGAACACGTGGCAGCCGCTCTTGGACATGGCGCGTTCTGATTCGTTGGTGAACTCGTTCGATGTTGACCCGATGGATTCGTTTATCACGATCCCTGGTGGTCGGATTGAGCCGCGGACGTCTGGTGGCCGATCAATCAAGGGTTTGCCGGGTCAGGTTGCGGCGATCATGGATCAGACGGAGGAGTGGGTTCGCGGTAATGGTGGGTTGCGTCTTGCGCAGAACATTCGTGACAACGCGACGAAGGCTTCTGGGGTTGTTCTCGAGTCTCCGAATGCTTTTACCCCTGGTGAGGGTTCGGTAGCTGAAATGTCAGCGCGGGACTGGGACCTGATCACTTCGGGGAAGCACCCGAAGCTGGCTGAGGCTCGCATCCTGTTGTATGACCACCGGGAAGCGCCTGCGAAGACTGATCCTGCCGATCACGATTCGCTGGTGTACGGCCTTCGGTACGCCTACGGGGACAGTTCGAACCATGCGGACGGTTGTGTCATTCACGAGCCACCTTGCCCCCCTGGGTGGGCGGACGTGGCCGGTACAGCGTTGGCGTTCTTGGATACCTCGAACGATCCGCAGGTGTTGCGTGCTGACTTTCTGAATCAGATCACTCATGCGACGAATTCGTTTGTGTCAGCGCCGGAGTTGCGGGCTATCGCGGCTGATGGTGATAACAACCCGGTGAAGGTCATTTCGAAGACTGAGCCGATCACGCTTGGCTTTGATGGTTCTGAGGGGCGCAAGGATCAGCACATTGCTGACTCGACTGTGCTTATCGGTTATTCGATCACGCAGCAGCATTTTTTCAAGCTTGGTGTGTGGGAACAGCCGGACGGTCCCGCAGGTGAGGGCTGGCGTCCTCCCGTGCTCGAGGTCGAAGCGGCCGTGCGTGATGCTTTCAAGGATTTCAACGTGGTCGGTTTCTATGCGGACCCGTCTGCGGGTTGGGCCGGTCAGGTGAAGACCTGGGAGGCACAGCATCACAAGGCGTTGAAGGTAAAACTGTCGGCGCAGGAGCCAATCAAGTGGCGACAGAAGGATGTTGCGCGTACGTGTGATGCGTTCGCGAACTTGCATTCTGCGATTGTCGCTGGCGATGTCACTTATGACGGTTCGAAGGAACTCACCGCCCACCTGCTGAACGCTCGCCGTGACGCTCGCCGTAACGGATATGTGCTGATCAAGCCGCATGACGATCAGGACTATTCGAAGGTAGATGCCGCTTGGGGCATGGCCTTCGCGCACGCGGCTGGCATCGACGGTGCCGGTCAGATTCTTACTAAGCCTCGTACTGCGCCTAGGCGTATCCGCTAATCACTCTGAGGGGGTGTGCATTGCCTACGACTCCCGATGAGTGGCTTCCGGTTCTCACTAAGAAGCTGGATGCGCGACAGCCGCGCATTGCGAAGCTGCGGAACTATTCCAACGGTGATGCGGTGCTGCCCGAGATGGGTAAGAACTTGAAGGCGTCGTGGGAGGCCTTCCAGAAGAAGGCGCGCACTGACATGGCTGGCACTCTGTGCGCTTCTATGTCGGGGCGCATCATTCCGCGTGCTGTGGTGGTCGGTTCGACGTCCCAGAACCCTGCTGTTGAGGCAGCCCGTCTGGTGTGGCGCAATAACCGCCTGTATGTGGTGTTCTCGGATGCGATCTGGAACGCGCTTGCCGTGTCGATCGGGTACCTGATTTTGGGTGTCCGTGATGGGCAGCCGGTGATCACGTCGGAGGAACCAGAACAGGTCATCACCGAGCCGGACCCTGCTCAGCCGTGGCGCTCTCGTGCGGCGTTGAAGGCATGGCGTGATCTGGATGCCGAGATTGATTTCGCGATCGTGTGGGCGAACGGTGTCAAGCAGTGGTTCTCCCGCTCGATGAAGAACTCTGCTGGCAGTGTTCGTGCATCTTCTGTGGGCGAGTGGGAACCTACTGGCCGCCTTGAGCAATATGTGGGCGAGCTGCCCGTGTTTGCGATCGAGAACGCGCGTGGTGTGGCCGAGTTCGAGCCGCACATTGACGTCATCGACCGCATCAACCTGGGCAAGCTGCAGCGTTTGGTGATGACTGCGATTCAGGCGTTCAAGCAGCGCATGATCGAGGGCGCACTGCCGGACAAAGACGCTGACGGCAACGACATTGACTACTCGAACTTCTTCGATGCTGCCCCTGGTGCCATTTGGGAGCTCCCGGACGGTGTGAAGATCACCGAACTTGGTGCGGACGACATCCGCCCCCTGCTCGAGGGCGAGAAAACCGATCTGCGTGACTTCGCAATGGTCACTCGCACCCCGATCGACGTGTTCATTCCCGACAACCAGTCGGCGACTGGTGCGCAGAACACTCAGAAGGGCGAAATTCAGAAGGCCAAGGACCGCATTGAGCGGTTCGGGGCTCCGATGGAGGCCGCCATTTTGGGGGCGTTGCGTTATCTCGGTGCGGACACTGGCGAGACGGTCCATGTGCAGTTCGAGCAGCCGGAGCATGTGGGGTTGTCGGAGAAGATGACTGCTGCAGCTCAGGCGAAAGCGGCCGGCAAATCTCGGCGGTGGATTGATCAGTACATCATGGGCATGACTCCTGAGGAGATTGATCAGGAGGAGGCCGATCTTGCTGAGGAGCAGCTTTCTGCTGCGATTCTGATCGGGGCGACTGGTGGCAACGGTAACGCCTGAGCAGATCATCGTCGGCTATAACGATGCGGTCCATGAGGTGCGTTCGCGGGTGGAAGCTTATGCCCGGGGTGCGTGGCTTGCTGCTGGTTCGTGGCGTGATGCTGATGTTGACCGGTTGGTGCGGTTGATCGTTCCGAAGGTGCAGGCGGGTCAGGTTCAGACGGCGCAGTTGACGTCGGCGTATTTGGCGGCGTTGCAGACTGTGCGCACGGGTGTGCGTGTGGCCCCGGTGGTGGTTGACCGTAGTTCGGTTACGAGCGTTCGCGGGGTTGCTGCGGATGAGGTTTACCGTCGTCCCGCTGTGGCTATGTACTCGGCGTTGTCTAAGGGCGCGCTGGTCGGTGATGCGATTGAGCAGAGCTTGAGTCGGTTGTCGTCGTTGGTGGCGACAGATCACCAGTTGGCGAAAACGTCTCAGGCGCGCCGATCGCTGCAGGGCTCCGGTTTTCAGTACATGCAGCGGACGCTGACCGGTCGTGAGAATTGCGCCTTGTGCGCGATTGCGTCCACGCAGCGGTATCGGGTGCAAGAACTGATGCCGATTCATCCTGGCTGTGACTGCGGTGTTGACACGGTGGACGCCGGCCGTGATCCGGGGCAGGTTCTAGACCCTGAACGGCTTGAACTCATCCACTCTGCCATCACTGAGCAACTGGGGGCGTCCGATCGTGGCGCACGGTTCCTCGATGAGGGCGATGAGCGGTCCGACTATCTGGACCTGATCGTCACACATGAGCATGGCGAGCTTGGTCCTGTTCTTGCGTGGCGTGATCAGAAGTTCACCTCGAAGGCGGACATTTCCGCCCTCAACTAACTTCCCGCATTTGCGGGTTGAGCCATCCGAAACGGGTGGCTTTTTTCATTACTCCGAAACGGGGAAACCAATGCCGAAAACGCCCGAAGAGATCGCTGCTGAGGAAGCCGAAAAGGTAGACAAGCAGCCGACTGTTGAGGAGCAACTGGCCGCTGCGAAAGCGGAGGCCGAGAAGTGGCAAGCACTCTCGAAGAAGAACGAGGCTCGCGCCAAAGAGAACGCGGACAAGGCGAAAAGCTTTGACGATCTCGAGGAAGCGAACCGTACCGAACTTGAGAAGGCCAACGCTCGTGCGGAAGCCGCCGAGAAGCTCATCGCGGAACGTGATGCTGCTGAGGCGAGCAAGACGCTGCGTGCTGAGGTTGCGAAGGAAAAGTTTGCGGGTCGAGAGATCCCCGAAACTGCCCTCCGCGGTGCCACTCGTGAGGAGCTCGAGGCACACGCCGACGAGATCCTCGCCCTGCTTCCCCCGTTGCCCGAGATTCCGTCTGCGGACGGTCAGGGCGGTGCGGGCAGCGTGATCGGCGATGGAGAAATGTCGGCTGACGACATTGTGGCAGCAGCCACATCCAGGTAAATCCCTGCAGGTGTTCGCCATGAACCCTCTGCAGCCATCCATCAATTCCTAGGAGGAATCATGGCAAACATCTTCGTAAAGGGGCAGAAGCTCGCGGCTACCGCGCTCGCTCTGCTCCGCAAGGAAGTGAAGGCCCCCGCTCTGTTCACCTACAAGTTCGGCATTGCCGACTTCAAGGGTGCTGAGGGCGATGTCATCAACATCAAGCGTCCCGCCGTTCTGGTGGCGCGTGAGAAGCCGTGGCGTGGTGATGACGCGATCGTGGTCGACCGTCTTGCGAACAGCAAGATTCAGGTCACCCTGAACCGTCACATCTACTCCGCGGTTGCGCTGTCCCCGGAAGAGGAGACGCTGGACGAGATCGATTACGTCCGCGATGTGCAGGCCCCGCAGGTTCGTGCCGTGCTGGACTTCTTCGAGAACATCGTTGTCACCGCCCTGCGTGGTGCTGCGTTCGTCTTCGGCGTCACGTTCAACCCGGCATCGGGCACCGCAGTGGAGAGCGACCCTCGCAAGGTCGCCATCCGTGCCCGGAAGCTTGCACAGAAGGCGCACTGGCCTCTCGGCGGGCGTTACTGGCTTGTGGGCGCGAACGTGTCTGAGGCCATCGCGTCGTACGAGAAGCTGCTCGATGTCGACACGGCGGGGCTTCCCGAGGCGGTTCGTGAGGGTGTGGTCGGTCGCCTGGCCGGCTGGACGATCATCGAACTCGATGCTCTCGGCGACGATGAGTCGTTCTTCGTCCACGAGACTGCGATTGCGATTGCGAACGTTGCTCCTGTGGTGCCGAACGGTGTCGCAAAGGGTGGTGGCGTTGCGGCCGGAAACGGACTCGCTGTCACCCAGCTTTGGGACTACGACTCCACGTACATGAAGGACCGTTCGATTGTGCACGCGTTCGCGGGTGCAACGGCCGTCATGGACCCGGAGCAGGACCCGGACACTGGGGCGATCGTCCGCGACGAGAACGACGTCGTTCAGATGAAGTTCCAGCGTGCGATCAAGGTCACGTTCGGTGCTGGTGGTGCTGAGAAGCCCACCTACAGCCTGACTATGACTGGCACCCCGACCGGTGGAACGTTCACCGTGACGGTTGACGGTCAGACCACGGATGCGATTCCGTTCAACGCTTCGAACGCCACGATCGCCGCTGAGCTGAACGAGCTCGCGGGCGTGTCTGGCGCGAAGGTCAGCGGCAACGCGTTCCCCGGCAACGTCAAGACGGTGACGCTCAACGAGCGTGTCGTTGTGACCGCTTCCGGTGCTGGCCTGACGGGTGGCTCCTCGCCGGCCGTCGCTGCAGCGTAACCAGCAGTAGTCAATCTCTGAAAGGTGGTGAGGTCATGGCTGTGACCCAACTTGCATCCGCTAACGATGTTGCGGAGTCTCTGGGCCGTGACCTCACCACCGAGGAGAGCACCAAGGTCGAATCGATTTTGGATAAGGCGTCTGAATTGTTCCGGCTTCGGTCGGGTCAGCAGTTCACCGCTGGCAGTTCTTTGGTGCGGTTGAAGGTCAACGGCGGGGTGGTGCGTTTGCCGCAGCGCCCCGTCGTGTCCGTCGAATCTGTGACGGATGATGAGGGGTATCCGGTTGGGTACACCCGGTTCGGTTCGGTGCTGACGACCGTGTTGCGGTCGCACCAGTTTGTGCGTGTCTCGTACACGCATGGTGGCGATGTCCCTGATGTGGTGCGTTTGTGCATCGCTGATATCGCCCGCAAAGTTTTGGAGATCCCTGCTGATGCTCGCGGGGGTCTGTCCCAGTTCTCAACTACTGACGGTCCGTTTTCCAACTCGGGCACTTACGCGTCGTGGGCTGTTGGTGGGCAAACAATGTTGGCTCCGGATGATGCAGCGTTGGCGGATACGTTCCGTGGTCATTACGGCAGCGTGATTGTGCAGCGCTCATGACGGCCATCGACGTCTACCGGGCGACCACAGAGAATGACGAGTACGGCGATCCGAAGCCTGCCGACTGGTCGCTGTGGGCATCGTTCACCGGCAAGGTCGGGTGGGGCAACCCTGACGAGCCGCTCGAGGCTGGCAGCAACGTTGTCATCACCAACCGGACGGTGTTTATCCGATCGTCAACGGAGTCAGGCATCCGCGCATCGGATCGGGTGCGCATCGCGGGCATCGAGTACGAGATTGATGGTGCCGTTGCCGAGTGGGGCGACCCGCACGTTGGCACCCAATTCGCGTTGAAGGCGGCTTCCTGATGCTTGTCAAAGCGAAGTTCCCGATGAACGCTACAAACCGGAAGGCGATTCGAGAGCAACTGCTTCTCGACTCCACCGGTTCCGGCGTGGAGAAGGCACTGTTCGAGGCTGCCGAGGCTGCGGCGGGTTCGGGACAGAAAGTGTTCGTGTCTAGGTCTTACGGCGCGGCCGGTCGACTTTCGGTTTGGATCGTTGACTCGCGGGATACCGAGATGTCGCGAGACAGTCAGGGACGTCGGCAGAAGAGTTCCACCGGTACCCGCAAGGAGCGTATCGCCGCCCTTCGCGAGGCTCTAGGGCGGGTGAATCTGAATTGACTGAGTTCGCTTCCCGCTGGCCTGACGTCCGTCTATGGGCGGTCAACCTTCTCAAAGCCCGCATCGCGGATTCGAATGCGTCGGCGGAGCGTCAGGAGACGCTTCCCAGGCAGGTTGTCGTGTCCGTGAGCCCGCAGCAGATCGAAACACCGGTGTCGCGCATCTACTTCGTTTCCGTTGAGGCGTGGGATGCAGCAAGCAAGGCTGCCGCGCTAAAGCTGTCGTCCGATGCTGCATACGAAATCGAGTCCGCCCCACGCAACGGGTCACCAGTGATCCGCGCCGCGCTCAACGCGGGACCGAACGAGTTCCGCGACTCGGCGACTGGGAAATACAGCTACGAAACGGTTGTCCTCGTTGTTGTTGCCCGCCTGCCGTAACCCTCAAATCTCCGCTAGTTGCCGAGCGGTTCGTCACAACACACACGAAACGAAAGGTAGCTAGAAATGGCCGCTGCACTCATTGATAACGGACGGGTCAACGACCCGGCCAAAGTGCGCCTGGTGCAGGATGGTCGTATCCTGCTCGGCGCTTACGGAATTTCCGCCCCCACCGGTCCCGCATGGGACCCCACAGCGGACCTGAGCGGAAACGTTCGCTTCGATCTGGGCTATTACGGGGAAGACGGCTTCAGCCTCACCCCTGAGCCCGGTGACAACAAGCAGTTCACCGCCCACAACGAAGACGTCGTTATCGACCAGGACGGTCCCGGTACTTGGGCTGTCGCGTTCTCCGGCATCCAGCGCAGCCGGACGCTGGTGGAGACGTACTTCGACACCACCGTAGACACGTCCACCGGCAAGCTTGTTCTCACGAAAGCGTCTGTTGCGACCTACCGCGACCTGATCACGGTGGGCATTTCCGGCTCCGATGTGATCCTCACTCACTACCCGCGGGTAAAGGTCACCGATCGTGAAGCGCTCACCTATGGGGCTACCGAGATCAACGCCTTCGGTCTGACGTTCCGTGCGTTCAAGGACCCGGTGACCGGGTATATCGCCGCACAGTGGGACACGACCCTGATCGCTACCGCGCCGGCCCTGCCGACGATCTCCGCGACCGCCCCGGCTTCGACGCAGGCTGCGGCCGGCAACGTCGTCATCACCGGTACTGGGTTCACTGGTGCGACCGCGGTGAAGTTCGGCACGGACAACGCGGCGTCGTTCACCATCAACTCGCCCACGCAGATCACTGCGGTTGTTCCGGGCCGTGCTCCCGGTTCGGGAAACATCACCGTCGTCACCCCCGGTGGCACGTCGACCCCGAAGACCTTCGCCACCACCTAAGGCGGATTAGACCCCGTGAGGGCAGCAGGCGGCAACCGTGCTGCCCTCACGGACCCAATTCCTCCGGTTGCCAACTGAAAGGTTGCCATGTTTGAGATTGAAGACAGTTCCGAAACGGTCCCGATGATCCCGTTCGGGTTCACCAAGGACGGTGTGCAGAAGACCCTGTTTGAACTGCCCGTGCTGGGGGCTAAGGGCGTCCCGATGGGCATCATGTCGTCGTTCGGCATCTTCTACGACAAGTTCTCCTCCGGTCGAGCGTTGACCGATTCGGAACTGGCCGCGTCGTGGTCGTTCTTCATCCAGACCCTCGCAGACACCTACCCCGATGCAACCCGGCAGCTTGCCCGGTTGGACGAAGCACAGCTCAAAGCCGCGCTCGAGCACTGGGTGTCGGAGTCGGGTGAGTTCGACCCAAAAGTTTCGTCCTAGTCGGAATCCAGGAGTGGCATAAAAACGCACTCCGGTTCGACTTCCGGGCCCGACTCGGCCTGGACTACGACCTACTCGCGGCCGGACGGATCTCGTGGAATGAGGCGTGGGGACATGTAACCGAGTTGCTCCGTGAACCGTCTAGCCATCTTGTGGCAGCGGTCGAGGGACACCGGTATGTGCCCGCTGACGCGGAACGTGCTGCATGGTCTGTCTTCGAAATGTGGCTCGCAAGTCAGTCGAAGAAGAGTGCAAGGAAACTCGACCGACCGTGGCACGGGAAGAAGCCCACGTATGAGGTTGCGACATCCGCTCAACCGATCGATTCCGAGAGTGCTGCCCGTCGTGCGCAGTTAGCCCAAATGTTCTAGTCCCTGTTGCCGCGGGGTGGTCTTCGAAGGAGATCCCCGTGTCACAGGCTCAGCTTTGGGTGGAGATTCTTCCCACCACTAAGGGCATTCAGAAGCAGGTTGAAACCGACCTTGGCGGTGCGTTTACCGCAACGGAGGGCCGGGCTAAGACTTTCTGGGGGAAGGTTGCTGGGTTTGCTGGCGTAGCTACCACTGCGATTGCCGGCACGGCTGCTGTTATCGCCGGCATCTCTCTCAAGGGTGGTCTTGAGCGTGCTCTGAACATCGAGGACGCGACGGCGAAGCTGAAGGGTCTTGGCAACTCGACCGAAACTGTAAGCGCGATCATGCAGAACGCACTGGCCTCTGTTCGGGGCACCGCGTTCGGTCTGGACTCGGCTGCCACTGTTGCGGCGTCGGCTGTGGCTGCTGGCATCAAACCGGGTCAGCAGCTCGAGAAGTATCTGCGCCTCACTGCGGACGCTGCCACCATCGCCGGGTCTTCCCTCGATGAGATGGGCAGCATCCTCAACAAGGTGCAGACGCAAGGGCATGCGTACACGGACAACCTGCAGCAGCTCTCCGACCGGGGCATCCCGATCTTCCAGTGGCTGCAGAAAGAGTACGGCGTTTCCGCCGACAAGCTCTCCGACATGGTGCGTCAGGGCGAGGTCGACTCGGCCACGTTCCAGAAGGTCATTGAGGAGAACATCGGCGGCGCTGCTCTGGCGTCCGGTGACACGACCCGCGGGGCGTACGCGAACATGCTGGCATCCCTCAGTCGAACGGGTGCGAATCTGCTCAGTGGGGTGTTTCCTCTGTTCAAGGAGACGTTCCAGGGCATCACCGCGGCGATGGCCCCAGTCGAGACTGCGGCGAAGAACGTCGGCATCGCATTCGGGGAGTTCGTTGTTCCGCTCGCGGGGAAGCTCAGCGAAGCGTTCAAGTCGATCGACCTCACTGCTATTCGTGATGGCCTGTCGGGACTTGCTCCGATCATCGGCCCGCTCGTCGGTGGGCTCATCGCGCTGTCCTCGAGCTTCCTTGGGACTTTGCCTGTCATCGGCAAGCTCATCCCAGTGATCTCCGGACCGCTCGGAATCGTTCTCGGACTCGTGGCGGCTCTCATCGCAACGTCGCCCGAGCTGCGTGCCGCCCTGGGTGATGCTTTCAGCCAGATCGCTGCAGCGATTGGTTCCGCGCTGGCGACCCTTGCGCCGCTGTTCGCACAACTGGTCCCTGTGATCGGTCTGATCGCTGGTGCGCTGGCCGGTGCGCTGGCTGGTGCTCTCACTGCTCTGATGCCGTTCATCATCAGCTTCATCGGGGTGCTCGTCAGTTTGGTGCAGCAGTTGCTTCCGGTGATTCTGCCGCTCATTCAGGACTTGGCGGGAACGTTCGCGGTGCTGATGGGTGCGCTCATGCCCCTGGTCGGCAGTGTGCTTGACGCTCTCCTGCCGGCACTGATGCTGCTGGTCCCGGTGATTGTCGGCATCGTCCAGGCCATCGCGCCCCTGGTGTCGCAACTGATCAACGCCCTGCTGCCTGTGTTCACGGCCCTTATCCCGCCGATCATGGGCATTGTCAGCGCAATCCTGCCGCTTGTGTCGGTGCTGATTTCCGCACTGATGCCGATCTTCAACGCCCTGCTGCCGGTCATCACCATGATCATCAACACCGCGCTGATGCCACTGCTCGACATCTTCAGCCAGTTGCTCACCCCAATCCTGGGGCTGATCACACCACTGCTCGGGCTACTGACAACGATCCTCACACCGCTCATCCCGATCATCGTGCAGCTAATGAACTACGCACTGGTGCCACTGATGACAGCGTTCAAAATGATCCTGCCCCCGATCATGGAGGTGGTCAGCGGACTTGCGAGCAGCCTCATCCCGATCATCTCCGCCGTCATGGACATCCTGGGTGGTCTGATCACCTTCCTGACCGGTGTGTTCACCGGCAACTGGAAGAAGGCGTGGGAGGGCATTCAGCAGGTCTTCAAGGGCCTGATGGATGCCAACGTAGCCATTCTCAAGGGTGCCGTGAACCTCATGATCGATCTGATCAACGGCATCATCTCGGGCATCAACGATGTGGCCGGCGCGGTGAAAGATGCGACCGGTGGTGCGATCAATATCCGCATCGGGAAGATCCCACGGCTCGCGAATGGTGCGGTCGTGAAGTCTGGCACGGGCGGCGCTATCGCTCAAATCGGTGAAGGCCGTTACGACGAAGCGGTGATGCCGCTTGGTGGGCCGCAGCTCGAGAAGATTCGCGCCGCATTGCAGGGCGGTGTCTCCCCACAGCCCACCGGTGGCGTGCGTGATGTCATCTTCCAGAACCCGGACCCGTACGTGCTTCTCGACATGTTCAACCAGAAATTCGGACAGGGATTGAGGGTCGCACGATGACGGACAAAGTTCACGTCGGCCCGCTCACGTTCGACGGCGAGGGCAATTCGGATTGGGTCTACTCGAAGCTGAAGGGGTGGGCCAGTGGCGCACCCATGCGCGGGCAGACGGATGAACGGCCTGTCGCTGACGGTGCGAACGGTTCGGCTAAGAACTTTCGTTCGGCCCGGACGCTCACCCTCGAGGGGGCGTTGCGGGCGGACACGTTCGAGGAAGCCGAAAGCGACTTCTGGGATGCTTTCGCATCCATCCAAGCCGATGGTGTTCCGTTCCCCCTCTCCGTTGAGAACAACAACGGGACACGCACCTGCACGGTCTCCCTGGATGGCGTCCCGGAGATTGACGAAACGGGCGAAAGCCCCAACGTGGCGAGCATCAGCGCAACGTTCATCGCTTACGACCCGATCAAGTACGGGCCGTCACGCACTGTTTCGACGGGTCTGCCAACAGCGGGTGGTGGGCTCGAGTACCCGCTGCATTCCCCGACAGGCGCTCTCTACTACGGGGCGAACGGCAACCTTGGCCGGATGACGTTGGTGAACAACGGCACCGCGGATGTGTGGCCCAGTTTCAAAGCCACAGGCGGGCTCACATCCGGGTTCTTCATTCAACGGCTCGATACGGGCGATGTGCTCCGGTACGACCGTGTTGTCCCGGCCGGCACGGTCATCGGGTTCGACTCACAGACCGAAACGGTCACGGTCGACGGCATCCCAGGCGGCTCCACATATCTCACACGCTCCGAATGGTTCTCCGTCCCACGGAAGTCGTCCATTGAGGTGCAGTTCAACGCAATCGGCGGTTCAAGCGGGGCCCCTCTGCTCGAGGGAACTATTGCAGATGGGTTCTGGTAGATGCCTAGGTTCTTCATCGGTGACCTGCTCACCGGGCGGCGGCTCCAAGACCTGAATGTCGCTTCGGGTTCTTGGACGAACACACTCAACGCGGCCGGGGCGATCAGTTGCACAGTGTCCCTTCGTGACCCGGTTACCCGCAAGTTGGGGTTGGCGGATCTCGCTGCGGTGGGGAAGTCGTTCCTTGCTGTTGCGGAGGGAACCACGATTCTGAACGCTGGCCCGTTGTGGGTGCACGACTACGACGATGACGCGCAAACCTTGTCGTTTACGGCTGCGGGCATGTGGTCGTATTTCGATCACCGTGTCTTGCTGCCGGTCCTCGCGGGTCGGCTGCCCACCGATCCGACAACGAACACCCGATGGACGAAAGTGTCTGTCGACCCGGACGACCCGTGGCCGACTGACACGAGCAAGTCGTATCAGGGGATGGTTCGTGGGCTTGTGGCACAGGCGCAGGCGCAGACTGGTGGAAACGTGCCGGTGATCCTGCCGGCTGAGATTCCTGGTGGGTTCGAGCGCAACTACGTGGGTGCTGATGTCGCATGGGTTGGTGAGCGTATCAAGCAACTGACTCAGGTTGAGAACGGTCCTGATGTTCGTTTCCCGCCCCGGTTCACGACCGACAAACTCGGTGTGGAATGGCCGCTCCTGATCGGCACCCCAACCCAGCCGTTGCTGTTCTCTCCGATCGATGTCATCTTCCGGCCGTCTGCAGCGAAGTCGTCTGTGTCGAACCTGAAGGTGAACGTGGACGGTACGCAGCTCGCCAGTCGCGGGTTTGCGTCTGGCGGGCGGCAGAGCGGTGAATCGGTCGCTGCAGTTGCGACCGACCCCACTCTGCCGGCTGCTGGCTACCCGGCACTGGATGCTGTCGATTCAACCCACCAAACGATTTCCAAGGACGCGACGGTCGAAGGGTATGCGAACGAGTTGGTTGTGCGTGGTCGTAACCCAGTTCAAACATGGTCACTCACTCACAACGTGTCGCAGGAACCCTTCCTTGGCACATTCTCTGAGGGCGATTTTGCGAGCATCCGAATGCACGACAACCCGTACATCAAAGAGGGTCACCACCGAATGCGGATAACCCAAATCGGTGGCGACCACAAAGGGCAGACCGTAAACCTGTCATTCCAGCCGGAGGTGTGAGCATGGCTGGTGGTTATGTCATTCCTGCTTTGACGCCGATGGAGCAGTTGATTCAGCAGCTCGAGTCGTTGCGGGAGCAGGTTCGTGAACTGCAGCGTCCTGATGGTTCGCAGCTTTCGGATTCGGTGAAGAAGTTGACCCAGTTGGTGAACGATTTGCCGGGTCAGGTGTTCGCCGTTCTTGCCACTGCGGTCGACACTGGCAATGTCACGGCGACTGGGTTCGGCCATTTCGGTGGCGAAGTCACAGCCGGTGGCAACGCATCGGTCGGGGGCACCCTGGGAGTGTCCGGCAATTCAACCTTCGGCCCCATCAAGTCGGCTTACGCACGAGCCCACACTGTACTTTCCGGGTACGCAAATGCGTACTGGGATGGCAACGGCGACGCTGGCGTGAACGTCTCATCCGTTGTGTACAAGCAAGACATCGCACCCGCTGACCTTTCGGAAGAGGTACAGGGCATTCTTCGTATGGCCCTTGTCCGATTCCGGTACACCGCCGCGGTGGAAGAGTATGGCGACGATGCACCGGTGGAGCTCGGTTCATTGGCTGAATATGTCGAGTCGATCGGACTTGGTGAATACATCTTCTACGACGAGCAAGGCACCGTTCAGGGCATCAGTTACGAGCGGTTGACCATCCCGCTGATCGCGGTCGTGCAGAGCTTGGACGCCCGTCTAAAGGCGCTCGAGGCTGCCTAGTCGCAGGTGGGAACACCGTTGATGGTGGACCCTGAACCGCTGGCGCACTGGGTGGTGTCGTAGTGACCGCCGCCCGCTTCGTTGGGGTCGGACACGAACGGAATGGGCGAACCTGGCGAACCGGGTGCAGCGGCACCACCTGACGTTGAACGCTTCACCGGGGCTTTAGTCGCGGCTTTCGCTGCAGCGTCAGCGGCTGCTTGTGCTGCCGCGGCATCCGCTGCGGCCTGTGCATCAGCGGCAGCTTTGGCATCTGCTGCAGCTTTCGCCTCAACCGCGGCCTTGTCGACAAGGAACTGCTGGTACGCGGCTTCATCAGCAGCGTCCTGAGCGGTCTTCGCATCCTCAGCAGCCGCATACATGGCTTTCTCGGTGGCTTTCTGCTCCGCGGTCGCTTCAGCCGCAGCAACAGTGCGTGCCTGCTGCTCTGCGCGTGCGTTCTGAATTGCGGTCGCGGTGCCGACCGTGCCGAACACCAACCCGCCAACAACGACAACCGCAATACCGATTTGCGCGGGCAGCGGCAACCGGCTCCGGGTGAAAGTTTCGCGAGTGATCTTCATCCGCACAAATTAATCCACTTCGGCGGGAACTTCTACCCCCACAAGGGGTCTGCCCACCTTTTCGTTACCAACGACCACCCGGAAGGACCCCATGCCGAACAGCATCACTCTCCCCATTCAGGAGGAGAACAGCACCGTTGACGCCGAAAAGGTGGTGGCGTGGGCAACCCAGGTTGAGGGTGTCGACGCGCACATTGTGTGGAACTACATCCCCATCGGTGACGGGATGGAACGGGGCGACCTGAACGGCGTCACCATCCAGTGGGCACACGAGGACACCACGCTCGAGCCCGCCCAGCTAATCGACACAATCGTCGAGTTCACGGACCGTGACGGCGACGACTGGGAGTACCCGGTCCAGCTGATCGGTGTGCCCGCGGTTGTCGCACCCACCGCAACGAAGGCCGTGCATGTTCGCCCCGGTCAGACGATCACCCGCACAAAGAACGGATTCGAGGTGACCGCATGACCGCTTTCAAAGGACTCGGCACCTACGGCAATGCAGTCGGTGTGGTCACCCCCCTCGACCACAAACTCGCAGACGCCAGCCTCATCACCAAAGCATCCGGCAACCTGATCCGCACCGGCCTGTTCTGGGGCGGTACTGCAACGATCGTCACCGGTACCGCAGGCATGGCTTACAGTGTCGCCGGGTACACCTGCGCGACCACCCGCGGTGTCTCGTCTGGTGCGGTCATCGGCGGCAACGACGGCGCACTGTCCGTCAGCACCAGCGCAGCACCGGGCTCAAACTCCCGCTACGACGTTGTGTACCACTGGCACCGCGAATTCTCCCTCGATGGCACCGACTCCAACCCGGTCATCGGCGTCATCCAGGGAACCGCCGCCGCCTCACCCACCGTCCCATCACTGGCAGCATTCCCTGGCGCTATCGCACTCGCCACCATCCTCGTGCCCGCTGGCGTCACCGCAACAAACAGCGGAACCACCATCACCCAGACCGCCCCGTTCACCGCAACCGCGGGTGCAGCGATTATGTTCCGCAACCTGACGGAAGCGAACGCGGCAACTGTCATTGATGGCACCCGCGGCATGCTCCTCGACACCGGCGTGAACATCAATCGTGTTTCCGGCGCATGGGTGCAGGAGGTAACCACCGGCACATTCGTATGGGTCGCCTACTACTCGACTGTCACGGCCAACAAGGTCACCCGCGACAATCGTACGGGCCTGGTGAACATCACCGCCCGCGCGTTTCCCCCCGCCGCGGTAACCGATGGTTCCTCTATCGCAACAATCCCGGCAGGCTTCCGTCCGGCGACAGACATGGAACTGCCCGTGTCGGCAACGGTTGGCGGGTCGGCTGTCACCGCCACCCTCATCGTCACCGCCTCTACCGGTGATGTGAAGGTGTACGGCGCAGGTTCCAACAAGACCCTGTCCATCGCCGCCACCTACGCAGGTGCCTGATGTCTGATCTGGTTCGCATTCCGTGGCAGCCATCGCTGTGGCTGGCTCCGTCCACGTTGGCTCTTCTGGAGGATGCGTCTCGCCGTCTGGGGCGCAACATTTACCTCAACGGGCCGGATGCGGCTTGGCGTTCAGAAGCGCGGCAGCGGTACCTGTGGGACATCAACGGTCATAACCCGGCGAAGGCGAACGACCCGGAACGTGGCCAGCGAGCCCATATGCGGGCTGCTGCTGTTGACGCTCCGACAGATGCTGCCACCCGCAGCGCTCTGATTGCGGCGGGGATGCTCCCAGACCCGAACGAGAAGTGGCATTTCAACGACCCGCATTGGCCGTTCATGCCAATCATCAAAACCAATACTGCTGCTGCCGCTTCGAGCGCTATCAGCATCACCACTAACCCGACCGGTCAGGGCGGCAAGCCTGCACCGACTCAAGAGGAGATAGACGAAATGGCTTCCATCACTGACGCGGCGATTATTCGCAACACGGAAACGGAACAGGTGTGGCTGTTCGATAACCAGCGTGGCCTTGTCCCGCTGATCCCCACATCCGGCATCGACATCAACGCCGCCGTAGAAGCACACGCCAAAATCTTCCACATCGCACCAGACAACGCCGCCGAAACCTCACCGCCCCGCAAATATGTGCAACTCAACAACGCACAGTGCAAAGCATGGATCGCCACCCGCGGGTAACCGTCTCAAGGGACCACACCACAACTAAATAGCCCTCGGGCACAACCAGCAAGGGGGCAACCAATGTCTGACCCGTTCAGCACAAAAGGCAAAGCAGAAATGCGCCGCCTCATTCAGACAATGAAAACGGAACCCGTGCCCGTCATCATGCCCCGGTGGATGCTGTACCTGCTGTACAGCATGTTCGCCATCCTCGGGGTGACACTCGCCACATTCGGGTCCGTGTCGATCAACTTCTCCACACCGCAGGGTTACATCTTCCCGTACGGCGTATCCATCTTCATCACCTCTGTTGGTGCACTCGTCGGGGCGATTGCCACCCGCCACCAACCAGACCCAACACCCCGACTGATTGCGCCCGAACTCGCAGCCGTCATCCTCCTATTCGGCTTGCTGTCCGTGTACATCGCATCGTCAGTAGTCCCATGGATACAAGGAGACGCCGGTAAAGGATCACTCGGCGTTGTAGTCACCCTCACCGCACTGATCCCATTCATGCGACTACTCACCCTCGGGCGGCAGGTCATCGCACGACTGGTCCGCCTGTGATCCACACCGCTGCAGAAGCAGCAACCCCCGACATTGTCCCCTTCCTGCCGATCATCTCCGCCATCCTCGTCGTCGTCATCGGCGGTGTCATCGGCATCTACCAGATGCGATACGGGCGACGGAAAGACCAAGAACGCCCACTGCCCCCGTCATGGCCTGAAATGTGGAAGAAGATCAGCGAACTTGACGACAAGTTGAAAGCGCAAGAAGAAACGATCGAGAAACGCGACAAAGCTCTCGGCAACATCCTCACAGCCCTTGTCGACCAGTGGCCGGCCGATCGCCCCGCCCCCATCTTCGACCCGGAAGATCTCGCCGTGGTGTCAGACATCATGCCCGGCAAATGGGCACGACGCCCACGACCCAAACCCGCAACCCCATAAGGAGCAACCCATGAGCAATGCAGTATCCGCCCTGTTCGCATCAATCGTCCGAACAGTGGTCCCCATCGTCGTCGGTGCTGTGATCGCGTTCGCGGTCGCACACGGCATCACCCTCGATGACCAGTTCGAATCGCTACTCACCGCCGCACTGACTCTCGGGTTCTCTGGCGTTTATTACATCGCCGTGCGCATCCTCGAGACGTATGTCGCGCCTCGCTTCGGTTGGCTGCTCGGACTCGCGAAGACCCCCGCCGTCTACACACCCGAGTCGCCAGCAAAGCACGCCGCGTGAACCCCGACGAATACGAAGTACCCGAAGATCCGATGGACGACCTGCAATGCGAGGCATGCCAGTGACCTGCGCATGCCGACACCGCTGCACATGCCCTGACTGCCCCTGTGACGGCAACTGCGACCACTGCACACACGACTGAAACGAACGCCCCCACTGCTCTCTCACGAGTCGGTGGGGGCGTTCTTTCGCGTCGTTGCCCGCACCCACTCACCCCACGTCACATACGCAGCAGTTCGCATGTCAGGAAAATACCCAATCAACGCACGATCCTCAGACCTGGGCTGATACGTCACAGCGCGGATCATCTTCACATCGTGCGGTTTCGTCTTCACCTCAAGCAACACAGCAATCTTCCGACCACGATCAACCATGAACCACTCACCAGGACGAATCGACCGCTCAACCGCATGCATCGGTGTCCAATTGTGGGCGATGGCTGGGCTCCTAACTACTGGGAGCAGACCGGCCTTCTGCAAAGTCGATGGTACGACCAAGCAACGACGTTCAATAAATCAGGCCCAGACTTTACACATCCCCGCAACGTTCAAGAAAACTTGCAACAACCAGTGAGGGTTGATCAGGGGCGGAACAAGTTTGAGGGGTTGAGTCAGAGGTGGGGGAGTGGTCGACCCGTAAGCTTGCAAATAGCACCAGCAAGAGCGGATGTGCCCACCTCTGTGTACACCAGCCCTTGTCCCGGTGCCGCCGATGCCAGTAAATTACAGGCATCTGCCTCTGTAGCTCAATGGAAGAGCAGTTCCGTCCTAAGGAAAGACAGAGGCTTTTCTTGTCCCCAATTGTGGTCAATAATTGCCTGTAGATCGTTGATATTCCGGGCTTTTGGTGGGAACTGAAACGCACACTGGCAAACATATGGTTTGCCAGTGGTTGTCACCACCTATGTCACCACCTATAGTGGAAGAAGACCTAAGCAACAAAAAGAGGGCCACCGGCTGGAACCAGTGACCCTCGATCGAATACCTGAGAAAGCAGGCTCGACCCATGAATCATAAGCAGCCAGTACATAGAAGACCAATTCATATCGGCATCATCGGCGGGCAGTGGACCGCACACGACAGACAACCCGAGGAGCACCGATGCCCCGCAAGCGCAGCACCGGTCAAGGTGGGCTCTACTTCGACGCGGCGCGCAAGCTGTGGATAGGTTCGTACGACAACGGGTTCACCCCTGAGGGCAAGCGGAAACAACGCCGGGTCACCTCCAAGTCGCAATCTGTGGCACGCGCAAAGCTCGCGAAGCTCATCCACGAGATCGACACCTACGACGCCCCACTCGGCAATCAGACGGTTGCTGAGTGGGGCGTTTCGTGGTTAGAGATGGTGAAGGCCAAGAAGCCGCAGACGTACCGCACCTATAACTCCATCTTGAAGACATGGGTTCTGCCCCAGATCGGACGGCGGAAAGTCAAAGACATCCGCCCCTCCGACCTGGCGAAGGTCTACGTGAACATCAAAGCTGCCGGACGCGCGTCGTCTACTGCCCTCAAGGCGCACAACGTCATGTCGGCCATGTTCGAACAGGCACGACTTGAGCGGATAACCGACCGGAATGTGGCCGCCGACATTCGCCCACCGAAAGCGGCGAAGACCACTCGTGACAGTCTCAGCCCCGCGGAAACGTTCAACGTCCTGGAAGTGGCGAAGCAGATACCGGACGGCTCCAAATGGCTGGTGTCTCTCTACGCGGGCATCCGACAGGGGGAGCGGCTAGGCGCGACAATCGATTCCGTAGACCTCGAGCGGGGCACATTCACCGTCCGCTGGAACCTGGTCGAAGGCAACTACGAACACGGGTGCGCTGGCGACTGCGGCAAGAAAGCAGCCGGACACTGCCCGCAGAAACGGCTAGTGATCCCCGACGTACCCGACTACCGGCTACTCAAAGGGCGGCTCATGCTGGTCCCGCCGAAGTCGGGCGAAGAACGCACCTTCCCCATCCCTGAAGGACTCCGGGCCATCCTTCAAAACCAGATCGACCGGGCCAACTCACAACCGAACCCGCACGGACTGTTGTGGCCGGCAGAAGACGGCTCACCCATCCTCCCCAGATCCGATCAGGAACAGTGGAGAGCGTTACTCAGAGCGGCCGGAATCGACAGACCTGGGGCGACCACCCACTGGGCTAGACATACCGCCATCTCCGACATGACAGCAGGTGGAACCGCTGACCGCGTGATTGGCGAAATGGTCGGACATAAGTCGCCCGGCGTGACCGGCAGATACCAGCACGTCTCGTCACAGGATGCATCCGAGGCAATGGACAAGCTCGAGAAGAGACGTCAGCTCGAAAGCTGACGGGCCAACGCACCAGACAAACCAGTGCGCCACGAACGCCCATAGGTGCGCCCGCCGAGACGCTGCAAACACTGCTCCTGGTACGCGGTCACAATGTCGACTGTCACCTGCAGCTCGTCAGCTATCGCGGCGGGGGAGGGATCGATAGATTCGGCCGCTGCGTAATCCTCCGGCGCAATGAGCATCTGTGCAGCATGACGCTCCGCTCTTCTCTCGTTCGCGCTGGTGCTGCACTCATCCCCCATGAGGCAGTGAGCGAGCTCGTGGGCCAGAACAGACCGAAGTTCGAACGGGGTGAGGCCAAAGCTGAGATGAATTGTGCGAGTCGAGTGGTCGTATGCCCCTAGGACTTCATCGTCATCAAGGTGCGAAATGTGCACTCGGACCCTGATACTTGCGGCGATCTTCATAAGTTCTTGCATGCCGCCGTTGTCCCCCGGTTAGTCAGCAGAAGGTGAGTCCTTCTTCTTGGTCGACCTCTTCGTCGCCATGTTCGCAGTCTCCACGTTGCCCCTGACACTGAAGTCGGGAACGTCCGGGGTCCAGCCTTCATCGCGCACTTCGCGCACGGCCTTTTCCAGCACCTCATCGATTTCTAGGCCCAGCGAATAACAGACTGCCTCGAGCTGGTCGACGTTCAAAGGCTTGGTGCCGCCCAGCACGGACGACATATAGGACTGCGAAAGACCCGCTACGCGCGCGATCGATGCTTGCGTGAGGCGGTACTTGGCGATCCGCTCGCGAAGTATCTCTGCGATCTTCTCGTTGAGTGGGCTCGGCTGAAGCGTATCTGACATGAGATAAATCATCGCACACGAGAAATTAGATTGCACTGGTGCTAGACAACGTATCTTGTGTGCGATACGGTATTTCACATGAGCTACCAAAGAAGAACCGAAGTCGCGGCCGGGGAAGTACGAGCCCACCTCGGTCGCACCCGTCAGACCGTCAAGGATCTGGCGGACGCAACGGGCATCCCAATTTCTACACTCAACCGCCGACTTTTGGTTTTGAGTGCATTCACCATTGACGAGCTGGACGCGATCGCCCGTCACTTCGGAGTTGAGATAACAGACCTCCTCCGTCCACCTGTCGCCATCGAGGTGGCATCGTGACCGGCCCCGTGATGCGAATTGAGTTCGCGCCGGCGCTGATGACACGAGAACTCGCCGCCTACTACATCTCCGGCTCACTGCGTGACCTGGACCGCCTTCGCGAGTCCAAGGAACTGACGCCGGTCGGTGAAGGCAGAAGAGTGATGTATCGGAAGTCCGAACTGGACACCTACATCGAGAAGATCAAAGAGCGCGATGCCTCGAGGGGGCAGGGCGCATGACCGGCAAGCGGCGCAACTATCTCGCTTCGTATGAAGTTGATGAGTTCGGTTGCTGGAATTACACCGGAGCGCGCAACCCCAAGGGTTACGGCCGGATTCTGCAAGGGACCGCACACCGCTACTTCTACGAGAAGTTGGTTGGGGCGATCCCCGATGGCCTGCACATCGACCACCTCTGTATGAACACCTCTTGCGTCAACCCGGAACATCTCGAGCCGGTGACGAACGAAGAGAATGCTCGCCGCCGTTCTCAGGCGACCACTCACTGTTCGCGTGGTCATGAGTTCACCCCGGAGAACACGTACCGGCGCGAGGGGCGTAACGCTCGCGAGTGTGTGACGTGTCGGCGTGAGCGCGGGATGAAGGTCGCAGCATGATCCCCGCCCCGCCCGTCGGCATTCCTGCGGCCACGTCTCGCGTCTACCGCAACTTCACCCCAAACCTCTGCGTGTTCACGATTGTGAGGAAGTCATGACTGCCACAACGTTCGCCATTTATGAGTTCAAGTCTGGCCGTGCGGTCGGGTCTGCGAGCACTGAGGAAGCGGCCATGAAGGACTGCATTGCTCGGTATCTCGAGTCCGATAAACGGCACTCGTTCTTCTTCAAAAAGCTTTAGCGGTTCGTAGTTCGCCCGAAGCCCTACGAGCTTTTCTCCGACCGGTAAACGGTCAGCTTTGCCCTGCCCTAAACGTGCGGCAAAGCACTACTGCTCCATCTTCTGACCCGTTGACTCGCGGCTCTAGGGAGGTGGTTATAACTCAACAGCGAACAGCAGAATCCGGTTCGAGTGCCTTGTGAGTTTGGGTGCTATCGCCGGGTCGAATCACAAATTGTTTTACCGAGTTAGAGCTACGTGACTATGCGCCGGACTGTCCGCTGCGTCATACACCCGCCCACTAAAGGCACACCGGTGCTGGGGTTGGAGGAACGGCTAACTCACTGTCCAGGGACCCCTCGGGGGCACACCGACGCTACAGAGTCGTCGGCTGGCACGCGTAACAGAAGCGCATAACAAAGGAGAAGCAGATGGAAGTACGTATCCGGTCGACGGCGATGACTCGGGCTGTGACGATCGCGGATATCCCGTTCAGGCCCGACGTGATTGACAAGGTGATCCCCTCGCTGCAGGCCTGGGGTGTTTTCAACGGTGAAGGAACCGAGTTCCCCACCGGGAGCATTGTGGGCCAGTTCGTCGTTGACGAGGACCGCGAGGTGGCTTACTTCGAGGTCACTGTCGGCGTCGAGGACTAACTCACTGGGGCCTGTCGCTTTCATCGGCGGCGGGTCTACTCACGGGCCTGGTGTTTGCCGGCTCGCACATGTGATCGATAGAAGGAGGAAGCAATGCCGAAGTTTGAAGTGACTTTGATGTCGGTCGCTAGCACGGTGGTGTCGGTTGAGGCCGAGTCGCGGAATGACGCGATTGATCTTGCATTCGAGCAGGCACCAACGCCGGCGTGGGATTGGCCCGATATGGGCGATTGGGCATTGCCAAGTGAGATGTTCCCCGAGTCCAACACCGAGAAGGATGACGTGACCGAGCTCGATTAGTACACCCGCACCACTGCCCCGAGTCGTTTCCGGGATGGTCTGAGTTCGAGTCTCAGCGGGGCAGCCAGTTTCCACTTCTCCGGCACACCCCGTTTGGTGTGCCCGCAACCCGACAGATAGGGGCTGATCATGCATGTCGAAACGGTGTCTGGCCCTAACCCATGGGGGAGCACAAGAAACGTCCCAGGCGGTCATCAGTGCTGGTTTTGCAAGCCGGATGTGTACCCGCCGATGCCCGAGTGGCACACGTTGTGTGCTCGCTGCGGAGAACTGATCTTCGTTCCGGGTGTCGATCATCTGGTCGATCGAATGTTGGTCTGCGCTGCGTGCGACCGCCTTGTGGAGCTGGCTCTCGAGGAAGGGGAGGCCTCCTGATGGCGAAGCCGTACCGGTCTTGCAAGGAAGAGTTTGAGCGTCTTGGTGCGGTGGAGTTGCGCCGCGATAAGACGGGTTGCACGTTTCAGTTTCGTGATGGGCGTTGTCAGTTTGTGCATTTCAATGTGACGGCGCATGTGGCCCGGAATTTGATTGGTGATGTTCGGGAGCAGTACGGGCATTCACGTGGGATTGGGAAGTTCAAGGACCCGAAAGCGCCACGGATTGAGATTGCCCGGTTGCGTGCGTCGGAGCATGCGAAGGGTCGGCTCGCTTTGATGCAGAGACAGCAGCAGGTGTCATTCGACGAACTCGTGCATGCACTCGTGACACCAGTTGAGGTGCGTTATTCGGGGCTGCATGAGTCGTGGATTTGGTGCGGTCACCGGGTGGCTGTGGCCGTCGCATTGGATGCGGATGGCGCACCGGTGATCACGACTGTTCTTTGGGCTACCCGCGAGTTGTGGGATGTCGCACCCAGACCGGAGAAAGCACGGGTTGACGGTGGCTAAGCAGCGTGAGGTTCAACGGCTCCGCAAACGAAACAGATAGATCCCCGCCAAACACAAGGAGTCCTGATGTCTTCCCCGAACCCTGAATTGCGATTCGTTATCACCCGCACTGCCGATCCCGCCCCGTGGCTCACATGGAACCGATACCCCAGCGGCATCATCGGTGCCGCGTTCAAGCTCGGACACCGACGCATGTTGTCCGTGGTGTGGCGAAAGCCGAACGTCAACAAAGGAGATTGGTCATGACCACGACTGCACCCCAGATTCTCCCCGACGACACAGCACGGACTAGGAGATCCGACCCACTCACCAGCCATGAAGCGGCCGACACGAACGATGTCCACGGTTCGCAAGTGTCCGTCCTCCTAATCCTGTCGATGTCGGGTCCTCTTGCGGATCACGAGTTGGTGGAACGCATCAAGGACTACTCACCATCACGGATCAGGACGGCACGGTCGGAACTGGTGGATATGGGGATGGTCGAGTTCACCGGCTTCTACCGACTGACTGCGGGCAACAGGCGGACACGGGTTTGGCAGGTGGTCAAGCCGTGATGCACATCGACCTCCTACCGCTCCTCATCGCCCTCCCCCTTATTGCGGGCATGTGGTTGCTGCACCGGAAAGAAGGACGGGAATGAGCCGGGAAGAACACTTATCGAAGGTGTCCGATTGGGGTGGATGGCTCAGTGGGAAATGGCGGCACAAGCGCACAGGTACCGCATATGTCGATGTCTATGTGCCTTTCCCGGGGTGCCCGGTTTGGTCGGTTCGCACCGACGCGGGGTCCGTGTTCAACGTGCGGGCCGTAAATATCGAGCTGATCGACGAATGACCACGACTCGCACCATCCCGTCTCCCGGCACGATCACCGATTTCCTTACCCGTATTCGTGCGGCAGGGATACAAGAACCCGATGACGACGACCGCAGAAAACAACGACTTGAAGAAACGGAAGACGAACTATGAGCACGATCCCGCGCGACCGTGTTGCCCGGATCATCGCCCAACACGAAGCCGACGAAGCCAGGTTTAGGGCACGGGTTCGGGCTGTATGGCCGTGGATTAAAGACGCCGCATTCATCATCGGGTGTATTGCATTCGTTGTCATCGCCGCCTGGTGGATCGCATGACTGTTCTTGACCCGGCATCTGGGTCCCGGATGTTCTATTTCGATAAGGAAGACCCACGGGTGACGTTCGGAGATATCCGGGACGAATCGCATGTACTGGTCGACGGTCGTGCACTGGAAATCCACCCGGACATTCAGATGGACTTCCGCGACCTTCCATTCCCAGACGCCAGCTTCCGGGTTGTCATCTTCGACCCGCCCCATCTGAACAACGTTGGGATGAATGCATGGATGGGCAAGAAGTACGGGATTCTCGGGACGACGTGGAGAGATGATCTGCGCCTTGGGTTCGCTGAGTGCTTCCGAGTACTTCACCCTGACGGCGTTCTCATCTTCAAGTGGAACGAAACCCAGATCCCACTGCGAGACATCTTGGCGCTCACTCCGGAGAAGCCCCTAGTTGGGCACCGGTCGGGGAAAACGGCGCGCACCCATTGGGTGACATTCATCAAGCCGTCGCAGCTATGAAACCAGCGCGCATGCCATCTGCCCGGGTCAAAGTCTTGCCCTGGTACTACACCGACCGTTCTGCACCCAGCCGGTCTGCTGACGATGCAGAAGCAATCGCCGCTGACATGGCCGCATCAGACGAAACCACGACGGAGGACACGGCTTGACCCGATACCAACGCTTATTCATCCTCCTGGGCCTCCTATTCGCCCTCATCGTCATCACGGTCTGCTGCCTCTGGGTGCGGACCGTTACTTATTGAAAGGGGCAATCACATGTCCGAAACGTATCAAGTGGGCGACCTTGTGGAAGCCGTCAAAGGCGAAACCACCATCCGGGGTCGCGTCGTTGAACGTGCATCCGGAGATCTCGGCATTGAACTTGCCGCAGCGCTCATCTACTACGAACGCCTTGAGTTCACCATCACCGTCATCGAGAAAGCTGCGCCGAAGGAGGTGATGTCCAAGTGACTCTCGTGACCAGAACCACCGTAGAAGTCACCGTCCCCCTGCTCGACTTCATGACCGAATCCGACTGCTACCGGCAAGCACGCGACGAAATCTACGCCGCATACCCACCACCAGCCACACTCGAACCCATCGACAGCGAAGTTGTGAACTTCGGTGGGGCTTATCTGTACCGGTGGTCAGTCGCATGACGCTGACCATCTACGACGAGCTCGAGCAAGGTTCCGACGAATGGCTGGCTGCACGGTGCGGGCTGCTCACCGCATCCACCATCGGCAAGCTCCTCACGCCGGCAGGGAAACTTGCCGACAACGACACCTCCCGCGGCGTCATCGAAACCCTAGTCGCAGAACGCATCACCGGACACGTCGAATATGTACACCCCACATTCGAGATGCAGCGCGGCTCGCTGGATGAAAGCTACGCACGCGACATTTACCAGGAGCAGTTCCCGCTGCGACAGGTGAAGGAAGTCGGATTCGCAACAAACGAGTTCGGCGGCCACGTTCTTGGGGCGAGTCCCGATGGTCTGGTGGGCGCGATGGGTGGCTTGGAGATCAAGTCACCTAAGCCGAAAACCCATCTCCGTACGATCCTCAACGACGACGTGCCCAAAGAACACCTCCCGCAGATCCACACCAACATGCTCGTCCTCGACCGTGACTGGTGGGATTTCGAGTCCTATTGCGGAGGCTGGCCCATCTACGTCCACCGCGTCCACCGCGATCCCAAATGGGATGCCCTGCTCACCGACGCACTCCACATGTTCGAGGACAAAGCGGCGTTGACGATCGAGTACTTCAAGACCATGACAGCCGGCGCACCCATCGCGCCACGGATCGACCACTTCGCAGACATTCAGATTGAGATCAACTAATGGACATCAGCGCCGGCCTCGCCCCAAAGTCTGATCAGCTCGACGCGATCGAACTCATCTCGGGTCCGAGAACATTCACCATCAGCAAGGTATCCACCAACAACGCTGAGCAGCCATACAACTTCCACCTCGCAGAGTTCCCACGCGTCTGGCGGCCGGCGAAGTCGATGCTCCGGGTGATGGCAGCTGCGTGGGGCAACCAGTCAGATGCCTACATCGGCAAACGAGTGACCCTCTACTGCGATCAGACCGTGAAGTTCGGCAACGACACCACCGGTGGGACGCGCATCTCGCACATGAGCGGCATCGACAAACCGTTGTCCGTGCCTTTGTTGGTCAAGCGTGGGAAGAGCGCCACCTATACGGTCCAGCCCCTCCCAGACGCACCCACCGCAAACCCCGCCCCCTACATCGACCCTGTTGTGATCCGCGCATGGGTGACCAAGTTCGACGAAGCAACCACACTCCCCGAACTGCAGGACATTTGGGGAGAAGCAACCACGGCGGGTGTGACTAAGCAGGCCGAAGTGTTCGCCGCCAAAGAAGCACGGAAGGAAGCCCTCAAATGATCGACCTTGATGCAATCCGTGCGCGAGTGAACGCCCTGTCCGATTTTGATGGCGAAGCGTGGCAGGTCTGGTATTCATCCGACACAAAAGAGCCAGTGTCGGTCGCGCCGGATAACTTCACCGAGCAGTTCCGTGTCGATGGCATGGCGGAAGAAGACGCCGTGTTCGTTGCCAACGCGCCGCAGGATGTTCGCGCACTAATCGCAGAGATAGAACGACTGCGCTCTGAACTCGCGAAATCGGATCGCGCCTTCTCTTGTTTGAAAGATCAGCATGCCGGTGCCGATGTTGAGCTTGTCAACCTCAAATTTCAGCTCGCAAAGGCCACCTCATGACCTCGAATGTTGGTGGTGACCTGATGGAGCAGGTCGAGGAATTGAAGTTCGTTGTCCTCGGCGTGCCAGTCCCACAAGGCAGCAAGGTCGCCTACGTGGTTGGCAAACGTGCTGTCGTTGTCGACTCCAACAAAGACCAGCTTCGACCGTGGCGTGCAGCAGTACAGCATGCCGGCGAGATCGCGTTGGCCGGACGCATCGGAATCACCGACGCCGCATGTGTGCACCTCGAGTTCCACATGCCACGACCGAAAACAGTCACGCGGCTGCGACCGTCCACGAAACCCGACATCGACAAACTCACCCGCGCGTGTCTCGACGGGATGACTGACGGTGGCGTATTCCAAGACGACGCACTAGTTGTCTCGCTCCACGTTGAGGAATGGTACGCAGACGACCAGCCATACGTCGCCGTGAAAGTCACACGCTGCCAATGACGATGCTTTCACTCTTCGACCCACCGCCCCGCGAGTGGTTCTGCGTCACATGCGGTGGCCCGCTCGAAAGGCGTCCGCCGTACAGTCCACCAGTTCGGTTCTGTTCGTACTGGTGCCATCTGGTCGAGAACGGTCCCGACTTTTACACCCTCGAAAGGATCACCCCGTGGCTAGACATGAACCGCCGACGCAAGATCCGGTGACATTCCCGCCTGCCATCCCGGCGTATCACTTCCACCTAACGGCGTCCGATGGGCGTCATTCCTATTTCCGCTACTACACATTCCGGGACGCACACGTGAGAGCTGTGCGGAACGGTAACCGGCCCGTCTACTACACGGATGCGTCCGGGCGTGTGCATGTGTGCGAACCGATCGGAGAACTCGAATGAGAGACACGAGAAGAAAGACAGGCGGCTGATGGCACGCGGAAGAGTAATCACTCCCGATTTTTGGACTGACGGGACGATGATCGGCCTCACATTTGGGGCGCGACTCTTCTACATCGGTCTGTGGAATTTCGCCTACTGCGACAAGGGCCACCTGCCTGACGATGCGATGGCACTGAAGTTGAAAGTCCTTCCTGCTGATCAGGTGGATGCTACTGGTCTTGTCGCAGAGCTGATGGGTAGCGGCAAGCTGGTCAGACTTTCCGCTGATGAGAAGACGTTTCTTTGGATGCCAACATTCGAGGGGTACCAGAAAACCGATCCCCGGTGGAAGACCAGATGCCCCGCCTGTGCTCTCCAAGACTCACTCGTGCTCACCGAAACTCCGGAGAGTTTGGGAGTGCTCACCGAAACTCTCCCATCCTCAGCGTTAAGAGAAGAGAAGAGAAATAGAGAGAAGAGAAAAGAAGAGAACCAAACACACGCACCTTCGGTGCTCGAGCGTGAGTTTGACGAAGCATGGAATCACTGGCCAAAGAAAGTCGAACGCAAGCAGGCGTTCGAGCAGTTCAAAGAAGCCAGGAAGAAGTACAAGCCGATAGCGCTAACTCTGGCGGACGTCATTATCGAGTTCGGTGATCTCTATGCCCTGACAACGGAGAAGCGGTTTGTGCCTGCGCTTGGTGTGTGGCTCCGGCACGAACGGTGGACCGACGAACTGCCCACCGCTCAAGGCCGCAACCCCACCCGTACGGAACAGAACCTCTCCGTCGTCGCCCAGTACGCGGCGCAGGAGCAGAAAGGAATCACCATTGGCTGAAGTGAATCACCGCGACTGGCTGTTTATGCATGTCGGCTGGTTGCTCATGGATTTGCGTCAAGACATCGAGTTCGCCGGGCTGTTCACTGACGGCCCCGATTGGAAAGACGTGGCAACGCGTCTGGCCGGACTTCAGAACGATGTTGGCGCCTATGCCGACGAGCACTTTCCGCATGTTGAGACAGCCAAGGACGGTGAGTGGTGAACAAGACCGAGATTGCGCAACTGCTCACCCTGGCATCCGGGTTTGACCGGCGTGTGGTTGATCAGGTGACTGTCGAAGCGTGGGCACTCATCCCCGAGCTCGCTAATGCCGACTATCAGGATGCGAAAGCCGTTGTCGTTGCCCACCAGACGGGGCCGAAACGTACCGAGTATCTGACCGTTGGACACATCACTGATGCGTTGGCTGTGCAGAACCGGTCAAACAGGGCGGCGATCGAAACGGATGTCAGATCGGCGAAAGCTCGAGGGCTTATAGACAAGTCCTGGACCGACAAACAAGTGCTTCCCGATTCAGTTCGGGAGGCACTTTTTACACTCCGCGACACCGAACGTCGCACCGCAGCCCAACGGTTCGCATTCGACGAACTCGAAGGCAACCCGCTCGACCCCGGCGACATCGGAAAGGACATACCCGAATGATCGGCCTGCTATCCACCGACCTGGACTTCACCCGGTATCTGAAAACGGTGAACGTCGGTCGTGCCATTCATGAACGCCCATCGATGTCGTATGAGCAGAAGCTGATTCGCGAGTACGACGCAGAAACGAAACAACTACTCGCCCAAATCCGAGGCGAACAAATCAGGAGAAGCAACTAATGGCAAAGATCGAGATCGAGTCCGCGTTCGTCGAAGCGTGGAACAAGAACAGTGACCAGCACCCGGCATGGGGCATGAAAACGGCGGAACCCCACAGTCGCAAGAACGACGCCGGCAAGTACGAAACCGTTGGCCGCACATTCCGCACCGTGAAGGTGTCTCGCGCATCCGCCCTGGATCTGACCCAGTTTCGCAAGGGCGACCGAGTGTCCATCTGGGGCAAGGAAGTCACCGAGACGCGGGAACACGAGGGGAAGAAGTTCTACGACGTCGTGGTGTGGGCTGACCGCATCGAGCTCGCAGAGGGCACCAGGCAGACTACATCCGCCACACCTACTCCCGAGCCGTGGGCAGCAACCGGACCAGCAGTCGACTACACAGAAACTGCCCCGTTCTGATGCCGGACAGCACTAACGATTGGCCCGTAACCGATCTGATCACGCACGCAGATTTCGTCCTCACCGGCGACCCTTCACTGTATGACGACCTGTACCGCGGCATTGCGATCGACCTGCTCGCTGCACTGAAGGCGGCCCTGACAGATGAAGAAGCGGCCATAAGGCACGCCCACCTTGCCGACCAGAACACCCACTACACAAACAACCCCCGCCACGACGATGCAACCCCGGACTGGGATGACCTGAACCCGGAAGAACAACTCACCCTCGACGAAAACCGGTACCTACTCGAAAACGGTGGGATCGCGTTCGGGGACGACGAAACGGAAAACGACTGATGCCTAAGCGCACCCCTCAGCAGGAACTCGAATACCAGATGCAGAAGCTCAAAGACATGGGCGTCACGATCAGCGTCTCTCCATCGCATGCCGCACCCGAATCACCGCGGCGTGTTGTCCACATCATCGAAGACGCCGCTAAAGCCGCGGGCATCTACGAATCGAAGGAGTCCTGATGTCTACCCCTAACCCCGAAGAAACCGAACAGCACGCGCTCGCGTGGGTGTTGAACGATGCAGGGATGGAAGGTCCAGACCGACTGAAGTACGCCGATGCGGTTCTCGCCGCTGGCTACCGTCGCCTGTCCGAGTCCGAGATACGCCGCAATTTCATCAGTGATGCCGAAGTGGATGCCGTCGCTCACGTCATGTTCGAGCCGCCGACAGGTGGGGTAGGCGACTACACATGGGCCGAAATGGTCCGTGATGACCCGACCCGTGCTGATATTTGGCGCACAGACGCGCGAGCCGCTCTCGAAGCTGCTCGCGCCGCGAAGGAGGCCGACCGTGGCTGACGAATACACACCCACGATGGAAGAACTCGGGTGGGCATGGATCGCATACCGACCTGGTAACCGGCCCGTACGTGAGGTGCTGGCCGAACTAGACCGCGCTTTGGCTGCTCATGATGCCGAGATACGCCGCAACCAAGCCCTCGCCGACTCCGTGCTCGCCGACCGCGCCGGCCGACCCGACATCGGTCGCGCGATCGTCATCCCATTCGCCATCAAGAGCCAGTGCACCGAGAAGGGGCACAGCGGGTGTGAGCAGAAGATCATCGACGGGGAGGCGTGGACCATGCATCACGCCACCCCTTCACCCGAGACGGAACAGGAGAACACACGATGAGCCGAGAGCAACTGGTGCGCTTCATCTATGCAGTCCTCGATCGCACCGAAATGTACGACGACGAAGGCTTGCTGCGGACGACCGAGACCATCGACAAAGACCCATGGAGCATCCCCGACCTCACCGACACTGGTGCCGCCGCGATACTCGCAGACGCACTCATAGCCGCCAACCTTGTGACCCCTTGCGAACGGAGAACCAGATGAGCGATGACACCCGAACCGATCAGGGGCATGCGTTCTGGAAACAAGACCTGAAGCGGGTTGCCGAAGCACGCATCCAAGCAAAAGGCCGAATCGCCCAACACACACTCTGGGTACTTCTCGTGGAGTCATGGGCAGTGCCAGTAGTTGCATGGCTGTCCAACATGCCCTCATTCGTGCACCAGTTCGATTCTGAGCGCCTAAAACACTCCCAAGGCCCGAACATGTCAACCAGGAATCCCAACTGCTCAGAAAGGCGAAAATGAGCGAGCAGCCGATAGCCGAGTTTCAGAAAATCAAGATCGCCTACGACCGTGGCAAAAATGACGAAGCACTCACCGCCACCCACGGCCACTTCTCCGAAGGCTTCTACCGCACCCTCGACGCTGCAATCAAGAAAGCGCCAGGAGTCATAGAACACGTCATCTCACTCATCACCGCATCAGGTGGCGCGGAAGACCGAGTGGACGGCACGCGAGAAGTTCCCCTGCCCATGAGCACCCAGGCGTTCTCCGACGTGAACGAGATCTACTCGATCCTCGTCTACTGGACGAAAGCATTCGCAGAACAGTTCAACCTGCAAATGCCAGGACCGGCAGCCAGAGCATGGCGCAACGACCGCGGAACGATCGTCGGCCTACCAACCGACATCAGCGCCAGCGACGCCAGATACCTGGCCGGCGTCATGACCACATGGCTCGGTATTCACCTGGAAAACATTTGCGAGCTCGACCCGGAAGACGTAACCGACTTCCGCGACAACCTCCGCTACGTCTTCCAAACCGACGCACGATGGCCACAACAGGAGAAACCCCGCTACTCCGACATGCCCTGCGCCAACAACGGATGCAACGGCAAAATCGCCGTATACCCGCCGCGCAACTTCGGAGACAGCGAACGAATCATCTGCGAAACATGCGGACTGCACTACGAACCAAACCAGTACGAAGAACTCATCATCGTGTTCCGGCAAGCACGAATCGAAATGAGACAAGCACAAGCCACCACCGCCCACCTGATGAAGAAATACCAAATCGCCGTGTGACACGCCGAAAGCGACTTGACATTCACCCCCACGGTTAGGTGTATGCTAAACGCGAGGATTCAATGGCACTACAGCCAGAATCAGAAAGAGCCCCTGGACCACGGTCTGGGGGCTTTTTCTATTTCCCCCACGTCTTCCGATCACCTGGGACACATCAGACAGCCTCGAGCGTCAACGCCAGTCGATGAATCGGAACACCCCGTGAGGCCGTGGAGGCCGTCCCAGGTTGCCGCTGGGGAAAACCCATCTTCGGATGACGGACATTAGCCAAGGTTGCGAAATGACGCCGGAGGGTCGGTCTAAGAACGAGGCGTCGGCACACGCCTACTCCACGGTTTCACCCACCTCCTGCACGTATCGATCCCCGTTGCGTGCAGGCATAAACACGGCATCCGATCTGCCGTCACAAGTGCAGGTTCGCCGCTGACGCATACGGCCACTCAAACAACCCGAAATTGAGTGGAGCCGCAATGTCCTGCACCGTCTGCGTCTCCGGCGTTGTCATCGACGACAGCCTCAGCAACGTCGCATGGGGCAAGCAAATCGGCGTATCCGAGAAGGCTGTTCGAAGCCACCTCAAGCACACGCCACGAGTTGCGAGCTCGAGCACCGCACCCACATCCGGTGGGGAATCCGAAACCCACGACGGCAACGGCGACCACTACGTCCGGTTCTCGCAGCAACCATGGGGATTCGACGACTACCGAGCGTTCATCCAGTCCAAAGGGCAAAACCCCGACGAAGTAACTTTCACCTGGGGTTGGACGAGCAACCCTGCAGGCGGGTTTTGGAACAAACTCAACAACGTCCGACCGATCGCCGCTGGTGCATCCGCGATTCCCACCGACGACCTACATGCCGCGATTGATGCCTGGACGCCCGCTGTAGCCCCCAACGCGACCCCCAGCGCGGAAACGTTCGTCGTCTGTGCCGCGGACCTTCAGGCGGGCAAGGTCGATTACGGGCTTGGTTCGGGCGATCTGCTCAACCGGGTGCTTGCATCATTCGACCATGCAGCCGAGATCGCAACCAACACCAGGTTCGCGGAAATCATCCTCGCTGATCTAGGCGACATCGTTGAGAACATCAACAACACCAGCTCACAACGAGCCACCAACGACCTCGCCATCACCGAACAAATCCGGTTAGCGCGCCGGCTCATGCTCGAAGGCATCAAACGACTCGCACCACTCACCGACTCACTTGTGTACGTTGCGGTGCCGTCCAACCACGGGTCAGTTCGTCTCGGCCCGAAGTCGCCCGAAAACCATGTACTCGACGACTACGGCATCGAAATCGCCGAACAACTCCGCGACATCTGCAACGAATCCGACAAACTCACCAACGTCACCATCCGCATCCCCGAACAGAGCGCCGAAACATTGGCGCTCACCACATCCCGGACAACACTCGGATTCGCACACGGCCACCAAGCACAATCACCAGACGCACTCGGGAAGTTCTGGCAAGGACAATCACACGGCCGCATGCCACTCGCAGCCGCCGACATCGCCCTGTTTGGTCACTACCACTCGCTGAGAGTGCAGCAATCCGGTGACTCACGATGGCTGATGGTTTCGCCGTCCAGCGACTCGGGATCTTCCTGGTTCACCAACAAGACCGGCGAACGATCGCAAGCCGGAATGCTGTCATTCATTACCAGCGATGGTGCATGGAGTGACCTGCGAATCCTGTAACGGGAGACGCGGTAGAAAGCCAGTGATGGTGGAGAGCGGCTCTGCTTCGGCAACCGTGACCGGGTTCAGGACTGGACGCGCAGCTAGGGGCTGAGGCTGCATCAAACGACTACCGCGCCGATGGAGACGCGACCAAGGACCAACACCATGGACTGGCAAGCCGAACCACACGAGCTCGACCCGACCATCGCTGAAGCCGTCGACCACATCAACGAGTTACTGCCAACGCGGTACCTCGAGCCGTTGATAACCGCGCGTGACTGCGAACTCGGTGGGTTCGACCTTGCCCTCGTCCTCGAGGCCGCGAAAGGGAACGCACCGTGAAGATGCCAGAAACAACAGTGGAAGCCGACAATTTCGGCCCGCTGCCCAACGAGGCACGGATGAGCGCTTACTACTACAGCTTCGAGCCGACAGGCATTGGCCCGGTCGATGCGATCCTTTCCGCCATTGCCGTCGCAGGGAAAGCAGCGCACCACACCGAGGCTTGGAACGACCACGAGTCGACCTACTTCACGAACCGTCCAGGCTTGGTCGACGGCACGAGCGCAGTAGACCTCATCCAACAGAACGCGGATGCAGCAGCCGAAGCGATCCGCACACTCCTCGCTGCCCATCCTCCGGCAGGGGCACGATGACCGTTCGACACTGGACAGTCACCACCCACCACACTGGTAAGCCGCGTGAGGTTGACTTCCACCTGTACGACAAACAAAGCCAAATGCGGGCTGCAGCATCCCGCCACTCAAACAGGATCGAACCTGACCCTGCCAACCACCACGAGCACGTCGCCGCAGTCTGCCACTGCTTCACCCTGTCCCATGTAGTCGCAGACGGCACCGAGATTGAAAGCCCCAAAGCGGCCATCATCCGGTTCTCACGCGAACACCTCAACGCCGAAGTAATCAGCCACGAGGTAGCACACGCAGCAGCGCACCTCTACGGACTAGACCTCATCAACCCCGATGATCTTGCAGCCGACCACTTCACCGGCAACAACGAACCATTCGCATACCTAGCAGGCGACCTATTCGCCGCCATCTGGCCGATGCTCTACGAAGCCACAGACGAAGCAAAGGTGCACGCATGACCGAGATCGCACCCGGATGGAGCAGGCCCGCTATTAGAGTCCAACCGCCAGTTCGCCAGCCAAACGCAGACACGCTCACCCCGGCCGAAGCAGCAGGGGTCAACATCGCAGCACGACTCGAACCGGGTGTGCTCGCGGAGTTACGAGACTGGCTCGACAACCAGGCAGTTTAGAAAGATTGGAGCGACCTGATGGCCGCAGTGAAAGACATCGTCACCGTGACTCTCAGCACCGAGACCAAACGGGAAGTCGACCTAATCGACGCTCTGATCCACGCATTGCAGCCCTACGTGGACGCGGTCGTAACCAACATTTCAGAACTATGTGCCGCGATCAGCAAGCTGGCAGAACCCACCTCGCATGACGAATATGGCAGCCCGATCTACTCCTGGCAGATCAGCCCTTCGAGCGAGTCAACACCAGATCAGACTTACGCGGACCCCACTGCAACGCCGAACGGTGCTTCTCAGACGCGATAGACCAACCAGCAGCAAGCAGCTTCTCCAACTCCTTCTTGCCCGCACGACTCGACAAGTCAACAGCGATCGTCTTCGTCTCCACATCAGCCATACCGCACAGGGTAATACCCCACCCGGGTAACACAACACCCCCGCACAGGAGAACCCCCATGGCATGGGAAACAAACCGCCCCCACCACGTACCCACCCACATACGCGACGCCTGCCTACAACGCGACGGCAACCAATGCGTGCACCCACTCCGAGACGGCACCCGCTGCCCAGCCACCACCAACCTGCAAGCAGCACACCTCAAACAATGGCAACCCGGCGAACAAACCACACTCGACATGGTGCGCACACTCTGCGAATGGCACCACAACCGAGAA